GTAATTGACACTTCATAACCAAGAGAGTTACCAAAACGCTCATTGACTTGGCGTTGCATATAGTCTGCATGGTATTTCTCTGCAGGTGTCAAGGTGATTGGTTGACCTGCTGAGTTTAGGATTACTGGTTGCTTTACTAGTTTCATATTTATCTCGCTCCTTTAGTTTAAATTAGTTAACCGTTATTATTTATGCTTTTAAGAAACTAGGTGTCTTAAGGAACACTCTAATTAAGGCACCAGCTGCAGAAGCTTTATCGTATGCCCAGCCAACAATATCTGCACCAGATGATGCAACTACTGCAGTTACGCAAGCCGGTGAGCTAATGTCTAACTGCACTTGTGCACCGCGTGCGATTGCAGCCGTTGCGTAAAGGTACATCACGTTTCCACTCATAGAAATTTCAGCTGCAGCACCTGCAATGAAGGCTACGGTTTTGATATCAAAGTTGATAAAACCAAGGACTTCATCAGAGTTAGCCGAGCAACCAACAACTTTTGGAATACCGTCTGCACTGTCAACCATCTTTACAGCACTACCAGCGTAAAGAGAGCCGCTTTGAGAAGCGTCAATTTGTACAGCAACGCTGTTGTATGGGAAACGAAGGTCAACCATACCGGCAATGTTGCTTTGAGCAAACTGGTTAGGGCTTAGTTGTTGAGCCGTGGTAACAACCGTAAGCTGACTAGAAGTTGCCGTAGCTGGTGAACCAGCAGAGTCAGTAACAATGACTTTATAGTAGTAAGTGGTGTTTGGAATGAGACCACTAAAACTTTGAGTCAAAGCTGTAGCACCTGAAACGAGGTTACCGCCACCTGGGGTAAAACCGTTTACGGTTGATTGGTACCATTGATAAGAGTAAGGAGCGGTACCGCTTGTAGCCACAGCACTCGAAAGTACTGCAGAGTTAGAGAGTACCGAAGATTGGCTTAGTGCACCTGCTGTTAGTGACATGTTCTCATTTCCTTTCGTAAAGAGTTCAAAAAATTAATGTTTAGTTTGATCCATAACGTTTAATACCGCGTGCAACTTTATCTGCAGATAAATCAATGTGCGCTACTTCATCAACTTGCAAGTGAGCGTTACGCAATTTTTCTGCTTTTTCTTTTGCATTTTTAGCCTTAGCTTCTTTAACTTCTTTTTCTTCATGCTCTTTAAGCATCAAAGCTTTTTTGTCTTCATCTTCTTTATTTTTCTTAGCTTCACCACCAGCTACGTCACTTTCGGCGTCTCCATGTGGCATATCTTTACCTTCAGCATTTTTGCCAAGGTCTTCGGTCTCTTTTTCCTTGTCTTCATATTCTTTATCTTGGTCTTCACTGTCTTCTTTTTTGGACTTCATTTTTTCCATTTCTTCGGACATGGCTTTATGCTTATCGACCAATTCAGCCACGTTGCAGTAGCTACCATCATGAAGTTTTACTTTGTGTGCTGGGTCAGCTAGGCCTTCGTTACCAAAAGCTTTTGCAAGACTTGCAACACCTTTAGGATCAAGTGGTGGCATTGGCGGGGGTGGTGGCGGGTCTTCATTGGTCACTCTGTCAGCTTCATTGACAAGCTGCAAAATGGTGACCTCACGTCCTGATTTAGGTAGAACCACTGACATACTTTCATCAATGGCGTTTTCTACCGTTGCCTTCTTGAAAAATTTTAGTTTCATTCCTCTGTCCTTTCCTTTGTTATCATCGTTAGCAAGCCGCTTTAACTCAACCATGTGGTCTTCGTTATACTTCTTAAATTCATCTGGAGTCATTATGACTGACTCCTCATAGCGAGGGTTGGGCACAATTGCTAGGTGTTCATACTCACCAGTCAAAACCTGTTTAGCATATGACACACCATTCCATAGGCCACCTTTATTAAAGGTTTTTGGAATGTAGCAATTTGATAGGCACCATTTCTTTTTAATTGCATCTTCAGCTTTTTCACTGGTGATAACAATTTTCACCCAGTGCTTGCCGTCTGCTTGGTTATAGAAACTCTCTACAACCCAGCCATCAGCTTCTTTTTTAAGTACGTCGATATCATCGTCAACACCATCAACATGCATAACGAACACAGGACGGCCTGCAAATGTAGGGTCCATAGAGCGTATGGTGTCTTCGTTTAGAAATACTCGGTAAGGTTCTTTATTAGGTTCTTGGTATTCGGCAACACCAGGGTAAAAGTGCATGCCATAAAAGATTTTAGCTTGAGCAGCATTTTGTGTCATTTATTGAACCTGACTATAGGAATAGCAGTACATCTACAGTTATAGTCCTGACCTGGGTTGTTACGTCTTACAGGTTCATCTGCTTCAGTGGTGATTGGAGGATCTTGCCACGTAAAAGTTTTACCATCAAGTCTTTTGTGAGAAGGCCTGACTGGGTGAAGTTTCGAACCGGCAACGCAACGCCATTTATAGTGAGTGACTCCTGCACTAGTATAACGTGACTCTTTAAATTTTGCCATAAGTAGAGATGTTTCTTGTCTTGCAAGAAACTTAGCTTTGTTTGCGGTGACCTTGTAAGAGTCTTGAATTTTCTTTACCATGGTTTCCCGTCTATTACCCTTAAACACTTGCTGCTGTATGTCTTTACGTAGTTTTTTTATCTGTTCTTCAGTGAATTTTTGAATGTATAGATCCATATTATTTGCCCAATCACCGGCAATTTTTGCCCGTTCTTGGGCCGTCAATTCGGGGGTTACTCCTACGTCTTTAACCCTTTCACGGAATGACTTTTTTATTTCTCGGTCTGTTTTTTTAATAGTTGAGTCAAAAAGATCAGCTGTCTTTACCTTACCGGCAATTTCTGCCGGTGATTTTTTCGCAAGTTTTGCGTCTATACGTTTTAGCTTTATTTGAAAGTGGGCTTCACTGATTGATGTAGCCTCACGTATGTCTAATGGAAGCTTTTATTTTGGCAAATAAAAAGTATCAGTTTTTTTGTCCCACTTTGCACCAAGTTTGCGTAACTCCTTGGTTACCGTGGCATCAAAGTAACCTTCAAAAAAACCATCTGAATATTGTAGGGTGCCACGCTGTATAGCCCTAATTAAATCATCTTTAGCATTTTGAAGTGAAGTAGTCGGTAAAAGAAATTCATGAAGTAACGGTATATATAGGTATTTCTTAAACACGGCTTTAATGCGTGATTCTAGCCGGTCCCATTCAGAGGGTGCTTCTTTTATAGCTTTTAGTTCAATTGTTATTTGCATCAGATAGCTTTTTTAATACCGGTATTTGCTCTACAAGCCACCTTGATAGATTCTGTGAACAGGTAAGACACAGATTGAAACCAAACAAACCTAGCATGTAGTCTGATTCTTTTTTGCAGTCATGGCATACCATGTTCATTTTATTAACTCTTTACTAGGTACAAATGTACCATCATGGCATCGTCCCACCATATCAAATACTGCAGTTCTTAATTCAACCCAACCACCATGACCCTTACAAAACTCTACAAGTTGATCTAATTCTTTTGGATGTATCGGTAGAGCACTACAACCAGAAAACAAAATAGCTAGCAAAGTTAGTTTATGCATTTGGCATTACCCCTTCAGGTGTAGTTAGTGCAGCACGTCTTACTGCTTCAGCTTGTGCTTCGGCTCTAAGACGTTCTTCATTTTCTTTAGTCATGAATACCAAGTCAGGCATTTTCATTTGCTCTAAAAAATGCTTAGCGTTTGCTTCGGGCACTATCTCTGGAAGTGTGTCCAGGCAACACTTCTTGAACTTCAGCCCGCTCCTGCATGGACACGGGTTGTTGCGTGGAAGCGTTCGCAATGGGTTGTAGGCCCACCCTGGTTTTGGTTTTCGGTACATAGGTATTAAGTTTTGGGGTAGCGGCTGTATCGTACTGGACTGGCTCACCTCTTGCCCGTCTAAGGTGGTCTTCTCGTTCTTGTTTTCTTCTGGTGTTACTAGCTTCATTTTCTATTCCTTCCATCTCATATTTTTCAAGTTTGTTATCAAGTGTTCTGATTGAAATACCTAAAGAGTTGGCAGTAGCTGTTTTGTTGTTATGGTAGAAACGAAATGCTTTTTCTATGCAAAGCTTTTCGAGTACTTCTAACTTCATGCCCGGTGACCACATTACTTGGCTATCCATTTTTACGTTCCTCCTGAGATTCTATTTTAACGCCACGGCCTATTTGATCATCTCTAATTGCTTTACCAATCCACATGTAACATTCTTCAAGCTTTGTTAGGGCTAACGCTTTTGAACGTTGATCAGCTAATGCATCAATCATACGTTCAAGGTCTATGCATAAACGTTTAGCCTGCATTTGCGTATTAACAGCTACATCATCGTATGCCACATAGTCGAATCTACTCATTTTACGTCTCCTAAAATAATTTTTGCTGCTATCAACCAATCAATACACGTGTAGGTTTTGTGCTCTTGTGGACACGCGGCCCAATCACCGGGTGCATCATCAGTACTCCATAAATAGGGCACACACCTTTCATCAGTGCTACACGCTTTGTCAGAAGGGAAACGTGACTCATCTAAAAGTTGGGCAATGCCCTCGCTTTGATCACCGTGAGTGAATTTATTATAAACTGCAGAGTAAAGAGTATTGCGGGGTTGACGCTCTGCTTGCTCTTTTAATAAATGATACTCAAGGTCATTAATTGCACCATAGATAACTCCACGGTCATAAATATGCCAGACAAGCAGATGAGCGTGAAAACCATCGATGATACTTGTAACCTGTTGACCAGATAAGTTTGGATCAGGATTTTCTACCGGTGTCTGTGGCGTTTCATCTTTAAGTAATGCTTGCATGATGGTGTAAGTGTTTAACACCGGGGTAGTCATACGGGCTTGATCAATATGCGGGTCACCAGTGTAACGGTCATTAGCATTTATATAGTTAACAATATCGTCTACCCGTTTAGTATTCCTTTCAGCCCAAAGTTTCGTAGCCACGGTTATAAACGCGTCTTGGCTTTGTGTGGTGGGTGCCGTGTCAGGTGCAATACCGCATTGATGTTCTGCATCACGGTAATATTTTCCCGGTGCATTTGGATCTTCAGCAAGATAAACGTCTGAGCCACCACCCGCTAAATCATAAATGGCTGTGAAGGTCATACCGTCACATGCAACATCTAACGGCCAACCCGTCACCGGGTTTAAATTGGCTTTAGAGTTTTCAAGCATCAAAGCGTATTTGGCTTTTAAATCATCAAGCGGGTTAGTGGTGTCTTGTTCATAATGATCTTTAGGCAAATGAAGCTTGCTACAAGATAAAAGGAAAAGTGTGAGTAGTAAGTATCTCAAAACTTACCACCCCGCTTCACATAACACCAAATAACAAAAGGCTTACCAAGCTTTAAGTCAAAAGCTTCTTGCTCACATTGTGCCCACAAGCTTTTATCTTTTGCTTTGTCCATGTCAAAAAAGAGTAAGCGGTGTGAATCAATCCATTTCTCACCACCGTCTGCTTCATAACTTGCCTTATCAAACTGTGGTGAGTTTTTAGCCTTTACTTCAGGAGCGTCCGAAGATTTAGGTGCGGGTGGTTCTTTAGAGATGCCACCTTTTTGTGAGCCTAAGGCTTTTTGCGTATCGGCCCTATCAGCACCGGGGTTATCTACATCTTGCGGGTTTTGTGGGTAATTGGTGCCTTCAGCAATGGTGTCACTCTCATAGCCTTCAATTTCAGTAAGCACATCATCTGAAGTATCAAGGGTGATATCAAATAGGTTTCCTTTGTTACATGAGTCTCTAAATTCTTGAGTGGTTAACTCACCAGCTGCTTTAGCCTGAGCAATTCTATTGAACTTTTGCGTTTTACAGTTTTCTTCTTGTTCTGCTGAGAGTACACGTAACGGTTTAAACGAGAGTGAAAGGTCATCGGGTACCATACCGAAAAGCTTTTGACATTTAATTTCACACATACGAAGTAGGTTGTATTTAAGCTTGTTACGAACCTGACTTTCAACCATCGCGTTATAGACTTCAATATCATCTTCACCCGAATTAAACCCGGCTGCAGAAATACCAAATAACTTCGTTAAGGGCATACGCATGTCAGAAGCTACTTGCATACGAATTTCTTTCATTGCGTCTCCAAGACCCGCAAATGAAAGTTGCTTATGGTCCCAATCATCTTCAGAGTCCATAGTCAGTGCGTTCTGATAGTTCTTTTGCCAGTTGGCTAACTGCACACGTTTTTGAATCTGTTGTTGACCATTAGGCGAGAGAAGCGTGTTTACTAAATTCTTTACCTTGAAAACGTCTACTTTGAATTCGTCGAGTACTTCAAATGCCAAGTCTGTGGCTTTGAGATACTGGTTGATACTTCTGATAAGAGTTTCGACGACTGAAAACCCCCACCCTCGTAAGCGTGGACGTATAAAGCTAGGTGCGGTGAGTCCTTTAAGCCGCATAACTCTACTCTTATGGACCTGCTCACCGTAGTAGTTATAAAATTCAAAATCTTCTGATTGTATTGCTGGGTCATAACCTTCCGTATTCTGCTTGTCCCAAAATAGTTCCCACATATCTACTGCACGAAACTCAAGTGGGGTATCAGGAGTAATAGCATCTAGGTCTAGTTCAACTTCTGGATCTTGATCAGTTAAGATCAAAATACCAGCACCACCGAATAGCCTATTCCATTTTGCAGCCTGGCCAGCAATGTTGATATCATCGTCACGGTCTAGGCTTAAAAGAAGTTCTGCAATTTGTTCTTCAGACAATTGTTTTGATTTAAGTTCAACACCACCACGAAGACCATCATCAACCGGCACATCTACAATAGTTTGTATCAAACCAATCTCTACGTATGCTTCTGAGAGAAATTGGCGAAAGTTAGAAACAAGATACCACCGTAGGTTTTTAAACGTGGTGGTTACATTTGATAGTTGTTCAGTAAACGGTGAACCTTGATTGCCAGGGAAACCACCACCAGTAAAACCGATTGCATCGGCTAAACCGTTTTGGGTAACCGGTAGTTTAGTATTTTGAATAGTAGCTTCAATACTCTCTATTGAAAAATCATCTTTATCACTCATATGCTTTTATCCTTTTCACCGGGTATGACTTTAACCATCATTTTTATTTCTTTATTGGTAGCCTCAATAGATTCTTTAACCATACATACTGCTGCATATAGGTCATAAACTTCTACGTTTCTTTTATGCTGAATCATAAATATATCGGTGCAAATTTCTTTAAGTGTTTCTCTGTCAATTTGAATCTTTTTCATAAAGCATCCATTAGCGAGAAGCCGCCACACAATTCATTAAAGGCACCAGACAAAACATCTACTATGTCATCATGCCTACCTTCGGGAAAGTTTTCTAACTCTGTAAAAAACTCATCATTCCAAGGTGCACGAAAAACTTTAATATTGCCTACCTCGCATTGGGCCGATACAGGCTTAGCACGCGTCAATTTGTCTTTACTCATTGTAGTTACATGTACATCAAAACCCGCTAACATTCTAATAAAATGTTCTGCTTCAGATACCCCTGCACTACCTGGGTCTTGCTGACTTACAATTTTAACGGATTGTGAATCATGTGAAGCTACATTTTTCACTAAACTTTCAATCTGACCCGGTGTGTCACGTGCTGATTTTAAATCGGCTACAACAAATGACCCGTTAGGGTAGCGGTATAGTTTTAAGCCGCGTGTATAGTCAGGATCTTTATTTGTTTCATTAGGTTTAGTAGCGGCCCGGTCCCAAAATCTAACAGCACTAATCCAACCTGATGGTATAGCGTCAACAATGGGAAACCATTCCCTTTGAAACATCATACCGGCTGATGCCCTAACATTCCAGTTACCACCAAGCAGCCGCAAACGCTCAATACGCGACAAAGCCTTGAGTGAGGCTAGATAGCTTGGATCTTTTTGCATCAGTATTTTATTGTCTTCAATCTTGGAAGGTATAAACGTGAATGACTTAGGCAGTTCATCGATACCGTAACGCTCTATAAGTTCTTCACGACTCTCACCCCAAATTAGTTCATCATCTTTACGGATGAACCAACGTATAACCCCTGAACGTTCTGGTATGGGGTAACCTTCATCATCGATGTACCAGGCTATGAGTTTACGCACCCAGCTATCAGCATCAGGGTTACACGTAGCACGCACGTAACCCGGTACACCTGAAACCGAGCGGTTACGTGAGAGCATGTACCAAAACTGTTTCTCAGTAAAATGGGTTAACTCATCAAACCCTAAAAAGGGTATCTGTGAGCCATGCCAATCATAAACAGATTTTTCGTGCTCAAGGTGCCCGAACTTTAAACGGGCACCGCTTGGAAAAATCCATTCTAAGAAGGCTTCACGTGGGTGAGCACTCAATTGCTGGTAGAGTGCTACCGATTCATGCCACAGGCCACCCTCGTTTCTTACTTGGGTGCTGTTACGTCTAAAAATCACACCACCAAACAATTTGTTATCAAAGTGCCGTAAAGGCTCAAGCAGGAGAGCGTAGCTTTTACCCCCGCCTGCAGCACCCCCGTATACGGCAATGTCAGCCCACGTGGTTAAAAACGCGGTTTGTGGCCCTTCTTGTGGGCCAATGTCAACGCGTTCTATTTCTTGGGCGGTTTGCATTTCGGTTTTTCTCTTTTGGCTCTCACGCGTCTTGTATACTCACGCCGATATATTTGAAAAAGGTTTCTCGCTTTAGTGAAATACCAGTCAAGCCTTTCATCAGTCATTTCACGTACATCTTTTTCAACTTCTTTAGAAACCATAGTCATCTTCAACCACTTCAATGTCTAAAGCCTTTTGCATTGGCAGGGTTACGGCTTTAGCCGATCTACCATTGTCAGGCATTGTGACTATAATTTGCGGTGCATTGATATCACCCTGGTGATGTATTTCATCTTTAACTTTACCCACCAAACGGTTGAGCAGCACGTCAAATGCAGCCATATCACCATTTTGGATTACTCTTAGGGCTACTGAAACTATCATGCGTTTTAAAGTTGATATGGTTTCAGTCTCAGCTAACGCTCTAAGCGTTGCAACATCATTCTTGATGATCAGGTTACCAATTTCTACTAACTCTTTTTTGGTTAAATTCTTGACTGCTTTTAGATCAGGGTCATGGGTCTTAGCACCAAGCGGGTTGCCGGTTTGTCCCGGTTTCCACTTAGCAGATTCAGGGGGTTTTCCATACCCTACTTTATAATCAGCCATTCGGTGTACTTTCATTAAAGTACAATGTTTATCGGTAGACGCTTAGATATATTAAGCATGTCCTAGAATTGTGGGTGAGTCTAGCAGAATTTGCCGGTAGGTTTTACGTGGTCATTTCTTGGTAGGCTTGTAAGCCATGCCACCTTTGATCAAGAGGGCAGATAGATTACCTTTGGTGTAGCGTTTTGCTTTTGCTTTAAGAGCCCGTTTCTCTTTACGAGAGGTACGAATATTAATTGGTTCTATTTTTTCTTTTTTTCTCATTTTAATTACCTACCTTATATTTTTCTTTAAGTAAATCTATAAAAGCCTCAAGGGGTAATGCAACTAGTATGCGTTCATTGTCACCCTTTGTAACTAATACAGGTATATCACCCAACATTTCATCAGCCATAACTTCTTTAATTGCTGATAGACTAGAATATTTTCTACCACGCTTACACTGAATTTTATACGGGCCGGTGTTTACGATATCTATACCATTGGCTTCTTGATCTTGGTATTCAAGATGCCTTCTCGCTTCAGAAAACACCAAGCGTAGCGCGATTGATACCTCACGTTCAAACGAATGTCCCTTAGTCCGTGAAAGTTTACTCATTCAGTTTCATCATCTAAATTAAAAATAATGCCCTCACCAAAAGCTAATAGCCTTACCGTCAAATAGTCTCTCACGGATTCAGAACATTTCATGCAAACTGAATGGTTTAAAATGAACAAACCTTGGTTAATTTCTTGGCCACATTCATAGCACCGATACAGACCCATTTTTCAAACTCCTTTTTGTGGTACAGGGTCCAAGGCCAGGGGGTACCCCCCTACTTCAAACACTCTCTCCATATACCGCTATACCCCTATACCCCCTTATATAATTATATATATTCATACATTTAATAGAACTACCTAGACCCTGGCTACTCTTTAGCCCTAAATAAATCTTTTCATTGGTGTTTTAAC